GAGAAATAAGCTGACGAAGTGAAACTTTACCTTCAAGGTTATTGATAACCTGTGACAACTCAAGCAAGTTCTTAGGCAATCCACGGCTAAATTGTGGCACGATTGAATGAGCCTCAAGAGCAATCTGCTGCATGCCCAAGTAATGAGCGAAGATAGCAATACGTTGACGAATACCACGCTTGTAGTTCGCTTCCTTGGTCTTAGTAATCATCTCAAGACCTAGTAGCTTGAATTCCATAGCTACGCCAGAACTATTCCCTGCGAAGTTCTCATCTGTTAGATTCGGTACGTGACTGAATGTGTAGATATCTTCTTTCAACGATTTACGCAAGATTTCAGTAGCGTTCTCGTCCAGGGCGTTCTTTAAGAAATCAGCCTTGGCGTCTGTTGGTAATTCCAAAAGCCCTTCTTCAGCAAGGATGCTCATTGCCACTCTTGCATCTTCTAGATTGTCAGCCAACTGCGCACCATACAATACAAGAATAGACTCGACTGCTTGCTCCTTGTCATTGACACGATTACCCATCAACGAATTGTAAGCATCAATCAAGCTGATTTGTTGTTCATAATCGCCAATCGCAAAATGATTATTACGATACTCGATAATTGGAACCTGTCCAAGATTATGAGGTTCTACTTGTTCGTTCTGTGTAGTTCCTGTACTTGAATCACGCAGCACAATGTGATAGTGAAGATTCTGCGTGAAAACTTCCGCTTGATACTTAGTAGCATCCTTAGAATCGTCCTTAATCTCGTAATAGTACACTGCGAAAAGAACTCTGCGTTCAATACTATCATCGTAAACCAAGAACACATTCTCAGGATCTATACTGGTTGAATCAAGTTCGGTCAACCCTTCCTTCGCATAGATGTATTCATAAGCACGGCCATATATAGACATGTTCAAAGCATTCTGCGTGTCTACCTGGTCAATCTCGGCACCATCAAACGCTACAAGCAAGGATTCGATATCACCTTCAGCAGTATTGTTATACTTGATTGCATTGCCCATGAAGTAACCCGTAGCAGCGTCAGCAATATCCTTGGCGTGATTAGCTACTGTCTTGAAGTTCGGGGCGTTCTTGTTCCGTCTTTCATGTTTCAAGATAGCATGATCACCCATGTAGTAGTTTTTTAGCTTCTTCAATCGTTCGCGTTCTTGTGTGTGTTTCTGAATCAGCTTGTAAATCAATTCCTTGTTCAAAGCCGTTTCATCGTATCCCTCTCTCGGATAAGTTAAAATCTGATACATTTAATTCCTTTCTATAAGCCAAAATCTGACCGTCTGCGAACGGTTGCTTTAACACCTTCAATACATTGAAGACTATATCGCAGCGCGTCCATCAAGTGGTTATTCTTATCTTCTGGCTTGTTTAACCAATTGCCTTCTTTATCACGTTGATAACAATAGCTATAAAATTCGTCCATGATATGTTCACAACTCGGATGCACATAAATAGCGTATCCTTGTAGCTTGGACACGCCTGCCATGATACTATCCTTTCCTTTCCTACTCTCTTTAATTCGAGATATGCCATGCTCTGACCTAAGTTCTTCAATCAATCGAGACTCTGCGCTATCTGCGATGATTGTCGAGCGATGATAACCTTTATCCTTTATCATCTTAGCGACCTCTTTGGTTATCAAACCAACTCGGTATGCTTCGTCAAAAATATGTATCTCTTTTGTATTGTCGTTTATCAATGAACAACATAAAGCTGTTGGATCGTGAGTAAAACCAAAGTCAAGACCGATACATAGTTTGTTATCAGGGTTTCGCAACAACTCATCTTTATCAAATTCCTTGACAGTCACATTGTTGTAAATTAAACCTTCAGCAACCCCCCATTCGCCATCACAAACAATTCTTGCACGCCTTGGATTCGTATGATACAAATCTTCATAACGCTTGATATCGACTTCATCCAGCCACTCGTTACATCGATAGGTAGTCGTCATCGATAGCGTATCAGCTCGTTTAGTTTCTTCGTCAAAGAAGACACGTTTGAGCCAGTGCCTCTCGTTCCACGGGTTGAATGTGACCGTTATTTGTTTAAAGAAATCAGGGACGTCTAAGCTACCACGAATAGACTCGACAACCGTACTGAACTTATCTTCAGTCTCAATCTGATATGCTTCCTCGAACCAAGCCCAACACAAGATACCTACATCCACCGTGATAGATGTGATTTTAAGTTCATCATCCAAACCACGGAATAGAATCTTCTGTCCTGTTTCTCTCACTGTGATTTCAGGCAAGGACTCATTGAATTTGAATTTATGAGCGACCTTTAGTTGGTTAGCTGCCCACTTGAAATCTGTGTAAGTAGATTGCTTGTTCGTATTCGAATACCTACGAATGACAAGTAAGTTAGCCCAGGGATATTTCAATAAGCGTATGATGTAATTCAAAGCAGTCGTCTTGGACTTCTTCGAACCACGGGAGCCCTTTACAACTCGATAGAGATTTCTCGAACGCCAGAACTGACCATATCCACTGCCTACCATCTTTGGTAGATCTACGACAATATCGTTCTGTTTAATCTGGTATGTCTGACTCATTCGCAAACACCACCGTTCCAGAAACATCTGCATCTACTTTATCGGTCCACATCTTATATCGTTTACCTAGCAATTCAAGAGCTTTATTTCTATCGCTATTCTTCGTCGGGTACTCAACAAGTTGAGGAATTTCATTGTAGACTTTAACGGACTTACCACTCACAGGGTCCGGTTTCAATTCAGCGACCTTAGTCGTGACTACTGTTGTTTCCATGGCTTGACCAGAAGCAATCTCTGACAACATCAAAAGAATCTGTTTCTGCGTCAAAATTTTTTCATCCTGGAGCTCTTCCATTCGTTTTTCGATGTAATCAGAAATGTCAGCTTTTGTCAACAGACGCTGTCCTTGGCTTCTAGCAGTCTTTTTACTATATCCGGCCTTAATAGCAGCATCTGTTGCGTTTGCGCTGATGATGTACTCGTCAGCGAATCTTTGTTGTCTTAAAGTCAATTTAGTGATTTTCCATCACCTCCACTTCTTAAAAATCAAAAAGCCACTCAATGAGTGACTTAACGAGAGGCGACTACTTACCTCTTTTAGAATCAATAGTATATTGTTACCTTTTCTTTTTTATTTTGTTGTAGTCGTTAGGACGGCGCCCGGAATTGAACCGGGAAAACAAAAAGTTTGGAGAGCTTATCTGTGTGAGAACCAAAATAGTAGAGAATCCTATCGCCGTCATAAAGGGCGTTACGCCCTTCAGTAAAAAAATATATAGGAGCCTATCAGCCTCTTACTGACAATATCATAATATCACTTTAAAGTTTCACTTTAGTTCACTTTGTTCACGTTTTTTGATAAATTTCCAAAGGCAGACTTCCTAATTTTTTGAATAGCGCCTCGGCTATATCTCAGCTTAGCCTCGACCTCGTTCCAGGTCATCCCGTCGATGTAAAACAATCGCATTACGATGTTCTCCACCGGATCATCTAGCGATTCGATAGCTTGAATAAGCTCTTCACGTTCTTTATACAGATCTTGAATTTCGCGATAGAGCTGTTCCGATTTATCAATGATCAGCACATTTAATTCTTCGGACTGGTTTTTATTGTTTTTTGATTTCGGCATATTATCAAATTGCTGTCCTCGTAAAATACCAGACTTCAAGCTAATGATTTCCTGGTGTTTCGACTTCACTTTGATATCAATATATTGCAAGGCTTTTAATCGCTGCTTAATATTGATCGTCAATTATCTACCTCCAAAAGTTCAGGGTTTTCGTAGATTCTCGCTCTAACAGTAGACCAATCACAACCATAGTGTTGTGCAATCCAGTTTATTGACTTACCTTCTTTAACAAACACCTTTAATTCCTCTTTTGGTATGAGGACACGTTTTTTCATCTTCATACCTTTCCTGTTATGATTTGCCTTGCCAATTTTTTGTCTATGAGTTCCTGAAAGAACCTTCCCCTTATTATGTTCACTATTATGAGTTTTGTTTAATATTAGGGATAGATTTTCTTTTCTTGCATCTAGCTTGTTCTCATTCAAATGATGTACACTATATTCAAATGGAAGTTTTGTTCTCAACCAATACTGCATTAAAAGTCTATGTACATGTACTTTTTCATTATGAATTGAAACGGCAGGATAGTGACCATGCAAATATATCTTTTTCTTACTCAAAGAAGGTTTTTGCTGATACCACAAGATTGCCTTTTCTAATTCAGAATAATCAACAAGACATTCACACTCATTGCTAAAATTAATTTTCGCTTGTCTTTTTACTGTCAATTAAATCACCATCCTCCCCAATATTGCCGATAATTTCGTTCTCAGCAGTTTCTGACCACAAAAAACTTGCTAATTGCTGATTATCATTCACAATCGACCAAGCGCCCTCAAGCATGATTACAACACCTGTGATTGTTTCATTTTCTGTTGTTGGCTGGGTTCGTACTTGTCTAACTACATCCCCCTCAAAGATTTCTTGACCATTCTTATCATGAAATCCTGTTGATTGCATGATGCATTCATAATCATCAAAATGTAACCACTTTTTTCTTTCTTCAATCCAAATAGTAGGACAAGTATAGTTTTCATCATCTGTATCACAATTACCTACCATGACGTTATAATTCATTTCGTTTCTCGTCCTATCCCATGCTCTAAACTTTATCATCACTCCACCTCATCTTTTAATTTAACCGAAATTTATAAGTAAAAGTCTTGTTCGGGTATCTCTAGCACCATTGTATCATTTTTACCGTCAGACTCAACGATAATTTTTCCGATTGCTAAAACTAATTCTCTAATTGGGCTATTTAGCGTAAGGCTCATTCTTCCACCTCCTCAATCTCAATCCCCTCACAATCGAACACCCAGCCAAAGCCAGCTTCTTCTAGTTCTTTGCGGGTGAAACTATCAGTAGAACTAATAGCGCTGGTCTTGATGACAAAATATTCGCTTTTTGGGAAGATATTCTTTGCAAGATGCTGCCCAGTTTGGATGATTTTAACACGATACCGCTTTTCTTTCTCGACCTCGTAGCCGAAAAGTATAGCTTTTATCAATCTTTTTCTGTTTTTTACAAAAAAAACAACATCTTCCGTCAAGTCTTTCATCTCAACATTATTATTATCTGTAATTAGATGTCCCCATCCTGCTCTTGATACATAATATAAAGCCTTTGTAATATCTGAGTCTCTGTCAAAATCAAACGTTTCAAGGAATTTTGCTTCTTCCTCAGATACTTTGACTTTCTTTGGTTCGTCTAGTTGTTCGATTAATTTCAGCAACCCGTTTCTGCTGATTTTTATTGTATCTACAATAAGACCTTCATTGCAAGGCAAATCCTCGATATGTTTTATCAATTCCCGTTTATTCATTTTTCAGTTCCTCCAACTTTTTCTCCAATCTCTTCAGTTCTTTCTTCAGAAATTCACGATGCGCAGTTCTTCCTTGTGCAAATCGTCCGTTGCAATCTTTCGAGTATTTCTCGATTTCCTCTTTGGTTTTCTCAATCGAGTGTTCCAAAGCTTCAATTATTGTTTGTTTGCTATATTCCATAGTTTAACCTGCTTGTTTTTCTAGCCAGTTGAAGAGTAGATCGAATTGCTCCGTCACCAGCTCATCATCATTGTATTGTTTGCAAATTTCTCCGATAGACGACACAGCCCATTGCCAATAAGCATCTGTTCCGAATCCAACTTCTTGACTCTTCTGGTTGCTTCGTGCCATCCATTCTGGAATTTGTCTGCTAAAAAAATCAATGTAATCAATCTTCATTCCAATTCCTCAATTTTGATATAGATCCCGACTGTATCTGCCCAGAATTTTTCGGCAATCTCGCTGGCTACTTGGGCATCGTCTTTCCAGTAGCCAAGTTTCGTCATGCAGTCCTTGAGTAATTTCTGCAAATTATCCGTATCTGGCTTTGTGGTCTTGTACTGGCCATCGTAGCTTTTTTTGATACGAGGGAAGCACCACTTAACCGTTAGCCGAATCGCTCCTTTGATTTTATTCGGAGGGACATGCTGCGCGAGCAAGCTCTCAAATTTCGCCCTGGCATTTTTTAAGTCTGTTGGCTCATAAAAGATTGGCTTTCCAAATTGGATGTTTACCTTTTTTTGCTGGTGAGTCGTTGTCGGAATTTTTTGCATTGGTAAAAAGAATTCAATAGACATTTTTATAAATGCACTTCCTTTCTTTTTTTAATTTCGCTTTTAGTCCATGTCAGGGGACATGGTTACAGGGTTACAGGGGGCGTAGCTCAATCGCCCCTGTTCCTGTTCATGTACCCATGGACCTTCAAGGACATTTTTCTAAATCTCTCCCTCCATAGGAGGAGAGATTCTGTCCCTGGTTTTGTCCCTGAGTTTCTCGGGTTTGTCCCTAGGGCTCAAAAACCGCACGGTTGTAAGTTTTCTTAGGGACATTTCTCGGGTTTGTCCTTGTCCTTATTGACACTCTAGGGACACAGGGACATTCTCGGGTTTGTCCTTGAAATGTAGGGACATTCCCGAGGGACACTTTCGGGTTTGTCCATCGGGTTTGTCCTTGTCCCTCATTTTGTCCCTGGGTATTCTTTGGGTGAAATTTGATTATTTTTTACTTCAAAATCACCATTGTTTTTTACCCATCTTCTGACGGTTTTTTCACTAACTGGTTTATCTTCTGTCGAAAAATACTTAACCACTTCACTCAATTCAACGGGATTAATTCCATCAAATAATGCATCCATAGCAGTGATGAATTTTTCGTCAGCAGATTTCTTTTTCTTCTCATTTCCCTTTTTACTATCTAGGTTCTTTTTCCAATTTGGCGTAGTCTCATCCAATTGAATATCGGCCAGCACGCCCGTTTTATCAAGCGCGTGTACTGGATAACTGAACCACATGTTCACCGGCTTGAACTTGGCAAACTCGCGAAGTGTACCTTCTACACGCCACGCAGTCGCTATCTGAATTTGTTTGCGTACTTCTTCGAGCTTGTCCACGTATGGAGCTCGAACCATGACATCATCGATACCTTTTTCAAAGTGCGTTCTCATCTGCGCAGGACTCAATAGATCATCTAGTCCGACATTCTGTTGGTAATAAGCGTTATTTCGTTCTTGTAAAGCCTGTTTGTAAACCTCGCATGTCGCTTGGTTCAAACGCTGCGTCAATAATTCTTCTGACACTTCCAACTCTACTAAGTCGATAAGTGCGTCAGGATCTCGAGCGAATACACCCGAACCACTGGCGCGGTCCATTGATTTCTTACCACCTTGAGAACCTTTTGAATGATGGTGGCAGTAGATAACACTAGAGCCTAGCTCTGTCGCTACCTTATCAAATTGATTGGTAAAATGCGCCATCTGATCCGCGCTGTTCTCGTCACCAGTCAAGACCTTGTAAATAGGGTCAATGATAACTGCGATATAATTTTTCTTCAAAGCTCGACGAATGAGTTTGGGCGCTAGCTTGTCCATTGGTACAGTCTTCCCACGAAGATTCCAGATATCGATGTTGTTGATATTTTGCGGAGCCAATCCCATAGCTTGATAGACATCACGGAAACGATGCAGGGCAGACGGACGGTCTAGCTCCAGGTTGACGTATAACACACGTCCTTGGGTACAATCCCAACCCAGCCACTTCTTGCCCTCAGCAATCGCGATTGACATCTCAATCAAGGCAAATGACTTACCGGCTTTTGAAGGCCCGGCAATCAGCATCTTGTGTCCTTGACGAAGGACGCCTTTTATTAACTCAGGCGCCAATTCTGGCAAATTATCCCAGCTATCCGAAAGTGATTCTGGATCAGGCAAATCATCGTTCAAATCTTCGATGTATTGATACCACTCATCCCAATCAGCCTTACCAATGTTCGTATCTACTAAGAATTGCTTTTGGCCATTTCGGATGAAACCTGGCATACGTGATAGTCTGCTTGGATTTCGATTCTGTGTGTCAACAATGATTCCGTTCTTCTGACAAATCTTATAAAGATAATCAA